CTACTATTTCTCAATCCTGTTTTACAGACCTTACCGAAGACCAGCAAAACTATGACATTTATAGTGCCATAGCTAATCTCCAAGGATTTCAAGTTCCAGAATATGACCAGATCGACATCACATATTACGGAGCAACAAACAATATTGCCACAGTTCAATATTTGAATGGCGGAAATCCCGTTGCAACTTTGACTCTGACCTATGCTGTTCAGCCTCCAATTGCCAATGACGCAAATCTGACAACTGTATCTATAGCATATCCATAAAATATGGCATTTAAGTTCAATCCATTTACTGGTAAACTTGATATTGATATTGGAGCCAGTGCTGGTTTAGGAGCCACAGGAGCTACAGGCCCATCTGGCGGCCCAGTAGGAGCTACAGGTTCTACTGGAGCAACTGGAGAACAAGGAGCTACAGGCTTTGGTTCTACAGGAGCGACTGGTATTCAAGGCGCAACCGGATTGCAAGGATCAACGGGAATTGGCGCGACAGGATCAACTGGAATAATTGGATTAACTGGAAGCACGGGAGCCACAGGAGTTGTTGGAGCAACAGGAGAGGGAGCCACTGGAGCAACGGGCATCCAAGGTGATGTTGGTGCTACTGGAGCAACAGGAGTTACTGGAAATGCTGGAGCAACAGGATTGCAAGGAGTCCAAGGAATTCAAGGAATTCAAGGATTAACCGGATCGACTGGTGATACAGGTTTGCAAGGCTCAACAGGAGCTACAGGTTTATCTGGTGATGTTGGAGCTACAGGTTTAACGGGAGACACAGGCGCGACTGGTTTAAATGGTGAAATCGGCGCAACTGGACTAACTGGTGAGGTCGGTGCGACAGGAGCTACTGGAATTCAAGGAGCAAGCGGGGCAACAGGTGTTACTGGCTCGACAGGAGCTACAGGAGTTGGATCAACTGGCGCGACAGGCGTTGCAGGTAGTCAAGGAAGCACTGGTGCTACTGGCTTGCAAGGCAACGAAGGCTCCACAGGTGCTACAGGAGCTACAGGAACTGCTGGCGTTGAAGGCGCAACTGGGGCTACCGGAATTGTTGGTGTTGACGGTGCTACAGGTGCTACTGGTATAGGCGCAAGCGGTGCTACGGGAGCTACAGGCCCGCAAGGAGCAACAGGATTGACTGGTGCTGGTGGAGCTTCTGGATTTTACGGATCATATTTCAGCAATGTAGATCAAACTGCTGCCGCGACCAATACTGCATATGCAATGACAGTAAATAATGTCATCGGAGAAAATGGCATTTCTGTTGTTAGTGGATCGCAAATTACTTTTACAAGCACGGGGACATACGACATCCAATTCTCCGCTCAATTGCATAACAATGGTGGTGGAGGTTCTGGCAATACAGTCCAAATTTGGTTCCGTAAAAATGGAACTGATATTCCAGATTCTGCAACAAGAATTGCCGTCCCAACAAATACTCCGTATTCGGTAGCGGCATGGGATTTCATGGACAATTTTGCCGCTGGAGATAATTTCCAGATCATGTGGTCAACTGATAATACGAACATCAGCATTGATCACGGGGTAGCGGTTGCTCCAGCACCAAATATTCCATCTGTAATTATTTCAGTAATGCAAGTGATGTATAACCAACTTGGGCCTCAAGGTGCTACTGGCATCCAAGGTGCTACTGGCGTTGGAGCAACCGGAGCAACCGGAGCAACCGGAGCTACTGGTGCTACTGGCCCATTAACAAAATCCCTTGTTCGCTTTACAGCACCAAAAGACAACCAACCTCCTGCCACAAATTTTGCAACTCTGGATACCCGCAATAGTATTGCTGTATTGGATTTTGACGACACTACAGATGAGTCTGCAATTTTTGTTTCCGTATGCCCACAAGGTGCAAACCTCGCAAGTGGTCTTTCAATTACATTAATCTGGACAGCTTCAACTGCTACATCTGGAGCTTGTGTGTGGGATGCCTCGCTTGAGCGCATGACCACAGATATTGACACAGATAGCTTTGATACAGCAGCAAGCGTAACAGCAACAACAAATGCTACAAGTGGAGTGCCAAATTATTCTACAATTACTCTTACAACGATTGATTCTCTTACGGCAGGAGATGGTTTCAGACTAAAGATCAATCGTGATGCTAACAATGCAAACGACACCATGACAGGCGATGCCGAGTTGATTGCCGTCGAGGTTCAACAAGTTGCTTGATTATGGCTTGCGAATTTAACGGCACTACGCAGTATCTTTACACGACCTCAATCCCAACAAGCTCTTTCCCGCTGTCTATTTGTGCGTGGTTTTACCCCGACAGTTTGAATGGTGTTCATGCGTTAGTTAATCTTTCCAGCGGAAACTCAGGAGCAACACTTGCTTTAGATGCGCGAGGAGTAGACGCTGGCGATCCTGTTGCTGCGTCAGATTTTCGCGGAAACACATTTAACGCAGCCCGCACAACTGCTGGATATGTAACAGGACAATGGCAACACGGGGCCGCTGTATTTGCAGCAAATAATTTTAGGACAGTATATTTGGATGGAGGAAATTCAGCGACAAATACTGTAAACAACTCATCAACGGCAACATTCAACAGAATAGGCATTGGTATATATTTCAACGCGACAAACACTCCATCAGGTTATTTGGATGGCCGCCTCGCCGAAGTCGGTATCTGGAACGCCGCACTCACCGCCGTTGAAGTTGCCTCCCTTGCCAAAGGCATGACCTGCGACAAAATCCGCCCGCAGAATCTCGTCTTCTACGCACCCCTCGTCCGCAACCTCATCGATGCAAAAGGCGGATTGACCATTACCAACAACAACGGCGCAACTGTAGCAACCCACCCAAGAGTATATGCCTAATTATTTCAACAATACTACATTTGATCGTAAGGATATTGACCAAGAATTGATTGATCTTTGGGTATCTACAGACAACCCTAAACTTGGTGAATATACACTTACTCCACCACAACCCGAACCAGATGCAATTTGGGGGCCGGGATATTGGATTATTCCTCCTCCTCCAACATATACTGCAAATGCTTGGCTTGAAAAAGAAGGGTATGGGCCAACTCAATTAGTCACACTACTTGACCTCACGGCACAACTTCAAGCGGCAGGAAAATCATCTGCTAAACTAAACGCAGTTAAAGCGTGGACAAACCAAATTCTTGCAGAGTATGTGAATAACGCAGAACCTAAAGCTGATTGGGGATATGCTCCATTTGGATTTAACGAGACTGTAACAGAAGCATATAATGAGCTTGCCATATAAACAGAAACTAATAAATTAAATTTATGGGGCTAACATTCAATCCATTTACAGGAAAATTCGATTATACTGGAAATTCTGGTTTTGGAGCTACAGGAGCTACAGGCCCGTCTGGCGGCCCCATAGGAGCTACAGGCGCAACTGGAGAACAAGGAGCCACAGGTCTTGGAGCTACAGGTGCAACAGGTAATGCTGGAGCTACTGGCGTTGAAGGTGCAAGTGGTGCGACTGGAGCAACAGGAACTCAAGGTATAATCGGAGCAACTGGCCCACAAGGAGTCCAAGGAATTCAAGGCCCAGAAGGATCAACTGGAGCCACAGGTCTTATTGGATCACAAGGCAGCACAGGGGCTACAGGTATACAGGGAGATGTGGGATCAACAGGAGCAACCGGATTGGTCGGGAATATTGGGGCTACAGGGGCAACAGGAATTGGAACTCAAGGGGCTACTGGCGCAACGGGTTCTGTCCCGTCAAATGTCGTTCAAAACAACCCAACTGACAACCCTGTAGTCAATTTTATTCGTGCTTTGACGCAAGCTGAATACGATGCTATTCCGGTTAAGGACGCAAATACAATTTATTTCATCAAGCAATAATGTCCACATACATAAAAGCCTACCTTGGGACAACTCCATTATTTACCGACACATCCGGCGCGGAACTCATAAAGAACGGCCTTGGCACCCTGAACCTTTCTGCCGCCAACACATACTCCGGCGGCACGACGATCAATAATGGCATAGTCACGACGAGCATAGCCACCGGACTTGGCACTGGCACCGTCGCTGTGAATGGGGGCGCGCTCACGATCAATTATGGTGCATTCGCTTTCACATTCACAAACAACCTCACCGGAAATGGCACGGTGAACCTCACTGCGGCGAATGCAGGAGTGACCACGGTTCCCGTTTTCAGGCCGGTAAGTATGTCTGGGTTCAACGGCACCGTTACCATGGATACGGGTTTCAATAATATCTTCTATCAAATCAATCCAAACTCCGGCTCTACTTTTGACGGCTCCTCGGCCAAGTGGGTCGTAAACAACCAAAATGCGAATAGCTTCGTTTATACCACCGCGAGTCTTGTCAAATACGGCGAATTGAGCGGCAACGGCAAGGTGAGTGCTGCAAATACTAACACCACCCTCGAAGTCGGAGCGCTGGGCACAAACTCCACCTTCAGTGGCATCCTATTAAATAACACTTTCGGAGGAACGCTGGCATTTACAAAAGTCGGCAACGGCACTCTGACCCTCACCGGCAACAACACCTACACGGGAGCGACCACCATCAATGCGGGAACGCTGGAGATCGGTGCGGCTGGTCTCCTCGGCGGGGGGACCTATGCCGGAGCCATCACCAATAACGGCACCTTCATCTTCGGGGCGAACGCCAACCAAACCCTCTCCGGCGTGATCAGCGGTAGCGGCGGGCTAACGAAACAAGGCTCTGGCACGCTGGTTCTTAATGGGGCAAATACTTTCACTGGGGCGACAGCTATTTCGGCAGGATTGATCCAAGTCGCCAAAGCAGTTGGCGGCATCACGGGAACGGCCACTTACTCGCCGACTTCTTTGACCGTTGATTTTGCAAATGTGACCCCTACGAGCGGCGCGGCCTACCGCTTCTTGCCCGGCTCGACTGCCACCACAGGGCTGACGATTAGCCTTACCAATGCGGGCGGGAAAACTGGCACCTACGATTACTCAAACTCAACTCTCACCATCGTATGATTATCAACCTATGAACTCTGACAGCGGATTATCAACTGGGACAGGATATATTGGCACGATCTACAGCGTGTTTGCAGTAATGATTTCTATGTTGCCTGAGTTAGATATTTGGTTCCGAATCTTGGCTTCTGCTAGTGCGATTATTGCGGCATGGGTTTCGATCTATGTCATGCTCGCAAAGCTGAACAGAGATAAAAGAAAATGAAACTATCGTTAACGATAATCGCGGCGATACTACTTTCCTCCTGCGTAAATATACCGATACCGCCGATTGGAAAAGATCAAGGCAAACTTGGTTCAGTCCAACTCAAATTGGCGGTATCGTATATTCCGCTAGTAAAACCACAGAACAAAACAGAAACAGAGAAAGAAGACCCGAATGTAAAATATGCATTTGAGCAATTCTCTAAAACCATAAAAGACAAATGAAAATCGTAAACATCGTATTGGAACGCTTGTCAGAGAACTCGACATGGCGCGGCATCATCCTAGTAGCTACTGCTCTTGGAGTTAAACTTGATCCAGAGTTGCAAAACCAAATCTTGGCCGCAGGGCTAGGGCTGGTCGGACTCATCAATGTCCTTCGTAAAGGCAAATGACTAGAGCCGAGATAGAGAGTATGCAAGCCCGTATTGGCGTTACGCCAGACGGGTGGTGGGGGCCGAAGAGTATGGCTGCTCTAAAGAAGCACCTTGCTGTTATGTCTCCCAATCCTCCTATCTCACCAAAGCCTAGCACAAAAGCCTGCACAGAGTTCTTCGGCGAGCCGGGGAAGGTATCAATTGTCCGAATCAAGCCTCCATACAAGATGTATCTGTATGACGGGCCAGAGACGATCAGCGGGATTCCCATCCACGCCAAGTGCGCCGAAAGCCTCATGGAAATCTTTGAGGACTTGCTAGACATTTATCCGACACCAGACTCAAGGAGTGCGGCAGGCATTGACAAGTTCTTCGGAAGCTATGTGAATCGACCACAGCGCGGAGGATCAGAGCCAAGCAAACACGCATGGGCAGCGGCAATAGACCTAGACGCTAATCACAATGGTCTACACACAGTCTGGCCTACAAGATCACGGATGCCTCTACAAGTAATTGAGGTCTTCGCGCAGCATGGATGGATCAACCTCGGCGCGGTGATTTTTCGGGACGCCATGCATTTTCAAAAAACCCAATAAAACATTTGACTTAACCCCTAACTATCGTTAACGATAAAACTATGAGTTGCGGAAATTCCAGAAGTTCTAAATGCAATCCATGCGGCCCAAGTGAGGCAGCAATGAACGAGATCGCCAACAAAGCTGCATACTACGCAAGAATTGCTCAATATGCTTCAGACGGATTCAGCCAAGTATATCTTGGCGCAAAGGATGTAGCACCAACTACTGACAATAATGGGAATCCATTAATTGTTGGAGCTTTGTATTTTAATTCCACAAATGACACAATGTATGTTTGGGATGGAACTGCTTGGGATGTTGCAACTAATTTTAACGAAAACACACCATTTTTATCTACTGGATCGACTACGGCAAGGACATTGGCTAATCGGTTTGCTGATGTGGTGAATGTGAAAGATTTTGGTGCGGTTGGCGATGGGGTAACTGATGATACTGTTGCAATCAAAAATGCTATAGCTTATGCTATATTAAACCCTCCGCTTACCGCCCCATTTGGTGAAGGTGGAACAGTCTTTTTACCAGCAGGTGTTTATGGGGTATCACAAGATATAGACATTCCAGAAGGCGTTATTGTTTGTGGTGAAGGCGTTCGTATATCAACAATTAAATGGATTGGAGGTTCAGCCCCAACCGAAGCAGTTATCACAAGTAATTTAGATAATAGATTTTCTTTTGTTCACGCTGCTGGTTTAACTAAGCTAACAGTCGATGCTAACAATCAACCCGTTGCAGTAAAAATACGAGGTTGGAATAACGGGTGTGAATTGAATTTTTTAGAGGCTCGTAGTTATACTGATCCCACAGATGGTGGATTGCAAATTTTATCTTCAGCACCCGGTTCTAATACCGCTACATCTGCAAATTTTAGCATTAGTGATATATGGCTTTTTGGAACAACTGGGGCAAAAAATATTCTTTTGGATGGATGTCAAAGACTAACATTTATTAACCTAAATATAGCAATAAGGACAGGTGAAACTGGGCCTATGGTTAGTGGATTAGAATTGCGTCAATTGTGTAGACAGAATGTATTTATAAATCCAAACATTGAAAATTGCAGTATAGCGGTTGATATTTCTACTACTGGTGCTGCAAATACAGTTACTGGAAATGCTTTTATAAATCTTTGCATGGATTTTGCAAGTTACGCTTTAACTCCTCCAGCTACAAATACAATAAATGGTGTAACTGGAACTTTTGGTTTTGTTGTGCGACAAAGTGATGCCACTAACGCGTGGGGTTATCTGCAAAACTATCGTGATGGTTACGGATACTCTTATCCATTTTATGATTTTGGCTTGAAAATTTTTAGATCAAACACGCCATTAAATGCAAATAACTCTACTTATTTTCATGGTCAAGATATTGGGACAACTACTACACCAAGAATAAATCGTATTATTATCGTAAACAATAATGCAGCAACAATTTCAGTAAATACTGGTAATGTTCTTTCAATAGGAAATACTATTTCTACATCTGTCACAAACTTTACTGATGGAATTCAAGGTCAAGTCATCCATTGTAGGTTTACAAACGGGAATACAACCATTGAAAGTAATTCAACAATTGTTCTTAATGATGGAAGCAATTGGAATCCAGTAGCAAATTCCACATTAACATTACTTTTTATTAGCAATAAATGGTTTGAAGTTGCAAGGTCTTATGGCGCATCAACCGGAACATATACAATTTCAAATGTTACAACTGATAGAACTTATGATGCAAACGCAACTACTGTAGATGAACTTGCAGATGTTCTTGGAACTTTGATTGCAGATTTAAACACAAGAGGAGTTATTTAATATGATAAATATTACTTGGAAGATTGAAGCATTGAAATCAATTGATAATATTGAAAATAATTTATATGTTGTTGTTGAAGCTTCTTGGCTATGTAAAGCTGAAGAACTAAATAAAAATTCTTATATTTCTGGAACAACCAAATTTCCACTACCATCAAATTCATTTATTGAGTTTAATCAGTTGAGTGAAGAGGATGTTCTTCGTTGGTGTTTTGAAGACGGGGTAAACAAAGAAGAAATTGAAAATCAAGTAAAAGAAAAGTTGAATCAAAGTCAAGAAGCAAAAACAATTGGACTTCCTTGGATATGACAACTGAACAAGCCAAAGAAATCCTTGCTAAAAACAAAGTAACGAAGGAAGAATACGAGCAAGCAAAAAAAGAAGGTCGGATTACAAAATACTAATATGAGCTACTGCACACCATGCCCACCATGCGACTCGGAATACCCGTTGTTGTGTGAACCACTTGAAACAACTGCCAATGGCAAACGCTTGGTAGTAGAAGACTCTGCTGCTTGTCAGAAGACAATTCAAAGTCCAGTTGCCCAACAAGTCTTGAAGACCGATGGTGCTGGTAATCTGACTTGGACAAACGGAGCAAGCGGAACTGTCTTGAGGAAAGATTCAACAGGACTGCTTGAGTTCGCTACGCTCAATAGTGTTCTGCAATCTGGCCCAGTTAACCTCGGCAGCCAACCATTGACTACTACTGGAGCAGTTAATGCGGCAAGCGTAACTGCTACTGGAGTAGTTTCGGCGGCAAGCGTAACTCTGGGCGCAAATCCAACTGCAAATCTTCAAGCGACAACCAAACAATATGTTGATGCTGCCGATGCGTTAAAAGTAAATAAAGCTGGAGACACGATGACTGGTGCGTTGATTGTGAATAGCACAATTGCATCAAATAGCACAATACTTGCTACTGGCAACTCATCCAAAATTGGATATGATACTGGTGCTGGTGGATCGGTTACTCAAGGTGCAGGAGCAAAGACAAACGCTGTTACTCTCAATCGTCCTACTGGAGTTATCGTTACCGATAACGCGGCCCTCGCGGGTGATACTGCCGTTACCTTCAACTTGAGCAATTCGGTTATCGAGGCTACGGACATTGTAGTTGTGAGTCACATATCTGGAGGAACGCTTGGTTCATACAACTTCGCGGTGGCTCCAGCGGCAGGCAATGCCAATATCGTAATCCGCAATATCACAACAGGAAGTTTGTCTGAAGCATTGACATTGCGCTTTATCGTAATCAAGAGTGTCAACGCATAATGCCAACAGAGGGATCAGTATTCGATGGATTCACAAGTATCATCGCGCAAGACGCCGATACTCATCCATCCTATCTTCCAGAGTTCTATGTAGCCGAGTCGGTCAACCGCACCTTTCGCGGAGGTATTAACCAGACTAGGCCAAGTATTCGGAATCTCCGAATAGTTGCTGGTAATGACCAACCAGAGACTATCGTTAACGATATTGAAACGGGAAACCTCCAAGGAGTCTATCCATATAGGAAGGTAAACGAAGCCGCGATAGGAGACGGGCTGATTATCTCTGTGGCTGGGAAAATATACTTTCTGCACATCATCAACAATGTCGCCTACGCATACATCCTGCCGGGGCTGACAGATTGGAACGATGCCAGCTTGATGAACGCATGGTTCGTCCAAGCGGAGGATCGGGTGTATATCCAGAATGGCTACCAATACGCAATAGCATGGGGAGGCGTTGTTGGGGCGGTTTCAGCCACACTAATCACAGCTAATACCTACTGCGAGATCGTTACAGTAGGAACAACGGATTACACCTTAATCGGTGCGCCATCCAATACAGTTGGTATCAAGTTCACAGCAACTGGGACAGCAACTGGAAGCGGGACTGTATCTATGCCTGCTTATCGTCTATTCCCCGGCAAGGGGCAGATGCCGATTGGGACGATCATGGAGTATGCCTTCGGGCGAGTATTCGTATCGGACAAATACAATCAAATCTACGCATCGGACATTATCTTCGGAGCAGGTTTCACGGATACGACAAATACCCAGAACTTCACAGAGATTACCTACTGGGCAGAGGGTGGAGCGTTCTCTACTCCAGCGATGATGGGTGAGATTACCGCAATGAAGGTCATGCCGTATATTGGCGGAAACCTTCGCGGCCAAGGTGAGCTAGTAGTTCTTACATCGAATGGTGCGTTCTCAATGGATGTCAGCATTCCTAGAACATTGTGGAATACATCGAACATCCAGCGCATCTCCCTGCTTGGCCGAGGATGCACAAGTTCCAATGTAGCACTAGTAAACTCTGAGCTATGGTTCCGCTCCCATGATGGTTGGGCGTTCTATTCTAATAGCCAATCTGAATTTGGAAGATTCTTCTCATTGCGAAAGCTCTCCCGCGAAGTGAACAAGTGGGTTGATCTTGATACGAAATGGTTGAGGCAGTTTGCTTCGACTATGTATATCAACAACTACTTGGTAAGCACAGTTGCGCCACAGACAAAAAAGAACAATGCAAAAGGACTGCACAGATACAATAGGGGAATGGTTGTTCTCGACTTGGATCAAACCGCCAGTCCCTCGCCAGACGCTGACCTTACCTTCCGTTGGAACGGACTCTGGACTGGATTCCGCCCGATTCAATTACTGACTGCTATCATTGATGGGCAGAAGCGCGGCTTTGGATTCAGCTTTGATACTGATGAGCGTAATAGACTATACGAGATTACGAATGAAAGGTCAGAAGACTACGGGCCTCAAGGAACGAGTCAGATCAAGAGCTTCGTTACTACTGGACGATACGACTTCAACAAAAGCGGACTGACCAATAAGTTCATCAGAAAGAAGATTACTGGTGGAGAAATGTGGATGAGTAACATCCCCGGAGAGGTGAATAGCCAAGTAGATTTTAGGTCTGATAGCAACCCATGCTGGTCTGAACTGAAGGTTCCAACCACATTCGGATGTCCACCATGCACACCAACATTGATTGACGATTGCACCCCACGAAGGGGCGGGAATCAATACAAGCGATACAAGTTTACTACTCCAGACCCATCGAAGTGTAATGACATCGCAGGAATCCCAGCGGTGGAAGGTAGTGAATTCCAACTAAAAATCAGCTTGACTGGTGTGGCTACAGTCGATAGGGTTCGGGTAATGGCAAACATCAAGAATAACGAAGACTCGCCGATTGGTGATTGCCCAGAAGACGACCAAGAGTGCGCCGAGATTTGTTGTCCCGAAAGATATTGGGACTACAGTATTTATGGATAATCAAGATTCAAATCCTCAAATTATTATTCCGAATGTCCCAGATGACTTCTGTCCATCTGGAGACTGGCGCAATATCTTCCAGACTTTTATCGACACAGTTCTGATTAATGGAACTGTCAACATTCCTGACTTGAGCGATCTCAGCCCAGAGGCTATCGCGCAACTTACGACTGATGTATCTAACCTCCAAACCGAAGTTAACGACATCCAAGCTGACATCGTTACTATTGAGGCTAACATTACTGCGCTTCTCGCTCGTCCGATCATTACGGTTCGGACTGGAGTGATTGATACCATTACTTCATCTATCAATGTCGCTTTCGCCGCGCTACCTAGCGCGACATACGGAGTATCTATCACTCCAATAGGAACAGCCACATCAGCAGCGGCTGGTAAATATATTTTGCAGACCGGGCAAACAACAACAGGCTTCACCATTCTGGTTAGCGACAATCCGGCAACCGTTACCCAGCTACAATGGACAGCTACACACACAAACTAAACTAATAATATGACACCTCTTAAAGGAACAGACCCTCGCCTCGTTAGCGGCGGCGCAAGCACCCGTGGAACCATCCGTGAAGGTATGGGCAATATGCCTAACCTCGGAGCGAAGAAGCCTACTCCCTTCTCCAGCAAACCACTTCCAACTGTTGGCAAAATGGTCAATCAGTTCGGTGGCCCTCAATAATTATCGTTAACGATAATGGCTGATACCCTCGAAGAGATGGTAGAAGTCGTTAAGGGCTTCGTTGGTGATAGCGGTGTCTGTTCGTATGACAGAGCCGTTAAAGCTGTAAACCAAGCACGACGACTTTTATGGAATAAGAAGGCGTGGACTTCGCAAGAAGAATATGTCCAAATCTGCTGCGTGAACGATTGCTTCACGCTTCCATCTCGCTATGAGCAAATCAAACTAGCGTGGATTGGAAATCGGCCAGCATCTTTGGCTGACGAATGGTTCAATGCAACCGATTCTTATGCGCTCCACGCAGACCAATCATGCCATAGGGGAATCGTTGAGGTAGGAGGACTCCATGTCCTCTTCCGAGACTATACTACCCATCCATACCAAATCGGCGTGATGGCAGAGGAGACTGAAGACATCGGCGTCGAGTTGATGTTTGAGGCTCAAGACCAGTATGACACCTACCATAAGGTTAAGGTCACTACTGACAATCCTCCAACGCTGGCTAAATCCGATCTCCTTGTAAAAGGAATTCGCGGAGTAACAAAGCCGATTACTAAAGGCAGGATTCGGGTATATGCCTACGACACGGCATTGGAAGCAAAGACTCTGATTGCTATCTACCAGCCTAACGATGCCAACCCGACATTCCGTAGGTTCAAGGCTCCAAGAACCTGTGAGTGCATTACGCTTTACGCATCCAAGAAATACTTTGATCTAACCGATCCAAAGGAACTGGTAGAGTTTAATGCTGACGCTATGATCTATGCGGTTCTTGCATTGAACTCGCGTGAGAATCGTAAGGCGCAGGAGTTCATGGCAAATCTTTCAATGGCCGTGCAAGAGCAGGAGAAAGAGATGGAAGGATACGAAATCCCAACTGCTGCACCACTTCGTATTGCAAACTTCCAGCGACCCGAAAATTTAATTGGGAATTATCTTGGCTCACCGAGTGCGGATGACTATTTCTTTCAACCTAGTTGGCCATGACACTAACGATCCAAGAGAAGATTGATGCACAAAGCGTCCAAGGTTACAAAGACCCAGAGGACTTCTTGAATCAATGCGAAGTGGCGATGCTGGACTTCCCGCAACGGGAATGTCCATTGATCCACAGGTTCACGCCGGGGATGTATATCAGAGAAATCTTGATGCCGAAAGATACTCTTCTAACTACATTGATGCACCTAACTACTCACCCGTTCTTTGTAATGAAGGGTGATGTCTCTGTTTGGTATCACGATGTTCCTGTCCAAAGATACCAAGCTCCATATACTGGGATCACGGAAGCAGGAACGCGCAGGATGCTTTTCGCGCATGAGGATACTATTTGGGCTACTTGTCATGTGACTGATCTGACTGATCCAGATGAAATAGTTGAATCTGTAACTTGCAGAGATTACAATCCATTGATTGACATTGACAATCCACGGATACAAACTTGGAGACACAATAAAAAGATTTTGAAGGAGATTGAACTATGAGTATGGCTGCTGTTGCTATTGGAACTACAGTTGTTGCAGTTGGCGGGGCTGCGGTTTCTGCTGGAATGCAGGCATCTGCTGCCGACAAAGCTGCTAAAGCTCAAGGGGCTGCTGGAAAGAAAGCAGCGCAAGCTGAACGAGCGGCATTTGCAGCAAGAGAGAAAGCCATTAAGAAATTAGGTAAAGGCCAGAAGCTATTAGAGCAAGACCTAGCGGCAATCAATGCTCCACAATATGACTATGCCGCAATGGAGCGTGATGCGTTAAAGGAATCTCAATTTAGGAGAGCGCAAGCATTTGGGGGTGAGGCTCAATATGAAGCCCTCAGAAATCAAGCAATGGCAAATATCAGCCAAGGTTTAGCTGGACAAATAACAGATGCTGAACTTGGAGCCGTAAGACGCGAGCAAGCGTTTCTCCAAGGAGCAGGATTTAATCCAGCGATGGCTGGCCGTGGAGCTATCCAACAACGCGGCCAGTATGATTACCTTAGAGCTATAGGTCGAACGGCAGGAGAAGCGATTAATCAGGCTGGGAATTTTTTGGGGCAATGGACTAACATTGCAAGTTCATATATTGCAGACCCAACAAAATACGGCGCACTACAATATCAATACGGAATGGGTGCAGCGAATGTAGGACTGCAAAAGATTGATACCCGTAGGCAGATGCTTTCTGATCTTTACACCGCACAAATCGGAGGCTCTGAGGCTCAGCAACAAATGGGTCAAAGGCAATACGCTAGACAGCAGGAATTAAACGCCGCAAATTTTGCGCGAGACACAACTTACGCGAAAGGAGTTGGCGATATAGCTAAAGCTGCCTCTAGTGCCGCGATGAGTGGTGCTGGAGCATACGGCCAATACGCTACTGCTAAAGGTGCTGGAGGAGGGTTTCCCGGTGGATTTGATTATACAAAAGCATATGGTTCTGCAACCTATGGGGGAGCGTCACCCGGTTTTGGAAACTTTGATTATGGATCGGGAACTGGAGCTTAAAACTTTATGAGCATCGCTGAAATGATAATGGAGGGTGGCAAGCAGCAGTCGCAAAGCTGGTCTGTCTTGTCAGAGAATCTTGGTCGCCTCGGTCAGCAGGTTGGTCAGCAACTAGCCATGCGCGAGTATCAGAAGCAAGCTGCCGCAGAACTACCAGTCATTCAACAACAGATGCAGGCTGCTTTGAGTGATGCAGGATCAGGTGATCCATCGGCGGCATATTCCAAACTATTGCCATTAATAAGCAATCCATCCTATACACAAAACCCATACATTCTTCCAGCTTTGGATGCTGGAATGAAGTTAACACAAAGCACAGCAGAAGATGCTAGATTGAGGTATTCATATGGATTAAGGCAAGGCACAGCTGGTGGATTGCCAGCAGTAGATGCAAGCGCATATGGGTTCGGTGGAACTGGAGATGTTCTCGCAGAGGGTGGGCAGCCAGAAGGAATGCCAGAAGGGGAACTGCTCCCAGAACAACAACCGCTTCAAGGAACTCCAGAACAAATGGCGCAACAAGCGGCGGCGCAAAAAGAGATGCTAGACCAACAGGCCGAAGCAAATCTTCCTCAACAAGAAGCGCAACCACAGGCAACTCCAGCACAGCTTGCTGGTCAAAAGAATTTTCAAGATGTAACTAGCCTTCCTGTAAATGAACAAAGGAATGCTGCAATGTCGTATGGAGTTGCTGAAGTAAATCCAAAACAATACGAAGTAGTAAAAATTGCTGGACTCGAAAAATACCTGCCAGAATTTGAGGGTTTTGCTGTTCCAAAAGAATCATGGAAAGAAACTGGAGCATCGCTTTCTGGAACTGGACTTCTTAGTCGCCAATCAAAATTGACTGCTCCAGAAGCGCGAGAAAATTTTACAAAGAGAAGCTCAAATCCAGAAGAAGCAGGAACGAAACAAAATGTTGAATCTGCAATTGAAACAATGAAGGACAAAACAATGACTTCATTGTTCAATGATTACGGACAAGATATTTACGCTTTAAGGTCGGCTACTGACTCAAAAGCTGATCCTAGAAATCAAAATCCTATCTTCACAGTTACAACAAAAGATGGGAAAGATAAAAAGATTACTAAGGGTCAATACCTAGCAATCCAAACTATTGCTGGAATTGTTCCAGCTACCTCAGAAGATGCTGGCGGAACTCCAGCGATATTTAGACCTAAGAAAAAAACACAAGATCAATTAATTGATCAAGCCTTTATGGAGCTTGGCCCTAATGCTACTGATGAGCAAATTGCTCAGAGAGTAAAACAACTTTCTAATTAAAAGAAATAATAAGCATGGCAGATGAACTACTCGCGGCTATTGGTGCTTATAGGAAAAAATCACAAGCATCCGAAGATGAATCCTTATTTAGTTCAATAAGAAAATATAGAATGAAGGACATAGAGCCTTCAGTCCGTAGTGACCAAGAAAAGATTGAACAACTCCGTCAAGTCCCCCAAGCTATTAATAGAGGCGAAGGTCTTCCTGTGGGTGGAGAGCCGATGGTCGGCGGCCCAGATATTCTGGCATTGGAGCCGGGGCAAACAAAGACCTTCATGGAAGATAAAGAAGGCAAGCCAGTCGAGGTAAGAAGGGCAGAGGCTATTGGAGTTACTGGTAAAGTTATTCCAGAGCCTATCAGTCCAGATGGGATGTCACTTGATTCCCGTGGTTCACTAATCAAAGAAAAGGCTAAAGAACTTCAAGCTACATCTAGTCTTCCATTCTCCGAATACATGAGCAAGTCAAGTGCTGTTCGTGATGAGCTTAAGAAATTACAGGAAGCACAACAGAAGCACGAAGCAAACCAAATGAACTTCTTGAGTAATTTGGTTACTCAAAAGGGTGGCGTCGAGGTTGAAATGGAAGCTGGACTAGGGGAAGAAAGGGTTACTGGGCCAGAAGGAAAGATCACCAAGGTTCCAATTAAGACTAGGCAAGAAGCCGCATTCAAAGCTGTCGCTGATTTCCGCCAGCAGATCGATGACATTATCGTTAACGATAACTTCCTTGAGTATGCCGCGACAAAGGGAATTACTACACCTGGATTCTTGCAGGCTAAACTTGGCCGTATCGGGATCGGGTCTGAAGCATACAATCAAGAGCTAGAAAAGCTAAAGCAGAACCAAGATGTCAGGAAGCTCGCTGAAGAGTGGGCGATGACAACTCCCGGCTTTTCTGAAAATGTTAGCGACATCTTTGGTCGAGCATGGGACGGATACGCTGGAGCTATTGGGTCAGGGACTGTCGGCCCAATTGGTTTAGCGTTGCAAGAAATAGGCTTTGAGAACGCAGGGCAATCATTAGTATCGGCTGCTGACTTTG